TTATGCGTATCACATTGATTGTGGGAAGTTAGTTCAATTTATTAAATCTAAGATTATTGATAAGATAACCTATCTTTCTTGTGAGGTTCAACAAGTAAATAGAAACTCTAGAGATGGTGTGGAGTCTATCGTTCTTGATACGGGTGAATTTATTCAGTCGGATTTATATGTTGATTGTACTGGTTGGAAAAGACTTTTGGGATCAAAACCAGACACCGTTGATTGTCGTGATAGATTATTTTGTGATACTGCAGTTGCTGGTCACATACCATATGAGAACGTTAAAGATGAAATGGTTCCGTATACTAACTGTTGTGCTGTAGATCATGGTTGGATTTGGAAAATTCCTACACAGAGTAGAATCGGATCTGGTTTAGTTTTTAATAGGAAAATTACAAGTCCAGAAGAAGCAAAAGATTATTTTGTAAAATATTGGAACAATAGAGTTGATATTAATAGTCTTAAAATTTTAGATTGGACTCCCTTCTACCATAAAAATTTTTGGCAAGATAATGTTGTTTGTGTGGGACTATCCGCTGGATTTATAGAACCTCTAGAGAGTACTGGTGTTGCTTTGATATGTGTGGGTATTTCTGGGGTGTCAGAAGCATTGATGGGATGTAATTATACTGATCTCGATGTGGAAACTTTTAATTTAAAAATGAAGTGTTTCTTTGAAACATCTATTGATTTTGTAAACATGCACTATTCTCATAATAAGAGGGAGTGTGGTAATTTCTGGAAAGATGTCCAAGATACTTTTTCTTTTACAGATACCCAAAAATACTATGAAAATGAAACACTCAATAATCCATATACTCTTCCAACCGATGGAGATTATTCTTCTCAACTAATTGGTGGCGATAGTTCATCATTATATCGAGGTGAGAATTGGTCAATGTTTATGTGTCAACTTTTAGATAAACAACTTATAGAACCGAAACAAGATGGACTCAACAAAGATCAATCAAGATCTCTAATCATAGACTTTTATAATAATCAAACAAAAAAATATAACAAGTCTATTCTTCATAGTGATTTTATAAAAGGTGTAAAGTTACCTGATTCTAATCAAAAAACAATCTGTTATGGTGTTTATAATCAAAGAAAAAGTATCAATAATTTTTCAATGTATCTGAGATCCAAAGGTGCAACCTTGTTCTATCTCAATCGGATTAATAAAGATTTAAAAATAATTTGTAGAGATGAGATTCATGAGATATTGCAGGAGGCATTGGATTGTGGATATGGATATTGTGTTGTCCAATCTTCTGGATGTACTTTGAAGAGTTTTAATTTTGATGAAGAAATTGGAGACTTTATAGAAAATAATAACTTTGGTATTGCTGGACATATTCTGAATTGGCCTGGGAAATGGTTGGAGTTGCATCCACAGTTTTTCATAGTTAATGTATCTGCGTGGGAGTCTGTTGGATGTCCAGAGTTTGGTGACTGGCATTCTGAAGAACAAATGTTACCAGTTATTGAAAGAAGTGTTGAAAACTTTCATGACGATTATACTCCCATTTGGGTAAAGTATTCTGGTCATGAGGAGATGCAACCTAATGCTGGCAGAGGATGGAATCTTCTAAGATCAATGTTGGTGAATAATTTCCCTGTCATTACACTCAGTGAAAAACTGCGTTTAAATAAATTTTATTATTATCCTGAGTGTGATACTGAAAAATTTGAAGATAGTATTAAAACTCTAACTCCATATGAAGGTCAAAACTGGAATCAAAAAACTATGTTATCCGAAGTGAAATCTGTTAAGGATCAAATATGGTTGTTTAATAGTGAAACAATGGACATAACAAATGAGGGTAGTTTTGATTTAGTTGCTAATACTGCAAGTGGATTTAAATTACTTGATATCTTTAGAAATGGAAAGTTGAATGAAAATGGAAAAGTAATAGTTTATGACTTTAATGTAAAAAGTTTGCAGTGGTATAAACATTTTCATAGTTGGAAAAATACTAATCTAGTAGATTGTATTAGAAGTTTTTCTCAAAAAGATCATTTCACTTGGTCTGGTAAAACTTCTAATGAATACTTCGAAGATGGTTCTTTTGTGGGATTATATAATGATTTGATGAATTATTTTGGAGGACCAAAAAACTTTGGACAATATTGGCGATTATTTAAAAAAACGCCAACGAAGTTTGTCGTTGTTGATTTGTATCAAGAACCAGAAAAATTTGCTAATATTTTTGTTGGAAAGGGTAGAAAGTTTATAAATCTATCCAATATTTTTTCCACAGACGCTACAACTATCATATACGGACATAATGAAGTTCAATCTTCTCAACAGAAATGTCTGTCATCATTGTATGTTGTTGATCCAGAAATAGAAATTTCAATTTTTGATTTTTGGAATAGACATTTGGTTGGCAAGATAGAGAATATACTATGAGTGGACACTCTACAAACCTGCACAAGGGGCCTTTCGTGACCCCTTCTTTTATCGTATTATGTATTCAGTTGAGAAACACACAATCCAATGCCTCGTTCCAAGATGACTGATGATCAAATCCTTGAGGGTCTCAAATCTTCTTATGGATCTGAAATTACTTCTGGAGATGTCAAAGCCTATTGTGCGATGAATAGTCTCTCATATCCTACGGTCACTCGTCGTCTGGATTCCTATAAGGTTTCCCGTGGTCGTTGGAATCTTGAAGTAACAAAGAAGACAGTCGAAGAACTGGAGACCTCCTATAATTCCCCTGCAGTTATTGCTGCAGTTCAACAAAATCTCATTCCCGAAAAAGATGATTCCTTCGTCAAGTTTGGTAATTTCAACGATCTACGCAAAATTATTCAATCGAAACTGTTCTATCCAACGTTCATTACGGGTCTGTCGGGTAATGGTAAAACGTTTTCAGTCGAACAGGCCTGTGCTCAGTTGGGTCGGGAACTTATCCGTGTAAACATCACTATTGAAACCGATGAAGATGATCTCATTGGCGGATTCCGTCTTGTCAACGGTGAAACCGCTTGGCACAATGGTCCGGTCGTCGAAGCCCTGGAGCGCGGTGCGATTCTACTGCTTGACGAGATTGACTTGGCTTCCAACAAGATTCTTTGCCTTCAATCGATCCTCGAAGGAAAGGGTGTCTTCCTGAAGAAGATTGGTCGTTTTGTCAAACCTACTCCTGGTTTCAACGTGATTGCTACTGCAAACACCAAGGGTAAGGGTTCTGACGATGGACGTTTCATCGGGACTAATGTTCTGAACGAAGCTTTTCTTGAACGATTCCCTGTGACGTTCGAACAGGAATATCCTTCTGTTGCAAATGAAGTCAAGATTCTTGACAAGGTTGCACAGACTCTTGGGGTCACTGATGGTGAGTTCTGTAAGCGTCTTGCTGACTGGGCTGATATCATCCGCAAGACTTTCTATGATGGTGGTATTGAGGAAGTGATTTCTACCCGTCGTTTGGTTCACATCATCCGTGCTTACAGTATCTTTGGTGATAAAGCCAAAGCGATTCAAGTCTGTGTGAATCGTTTTGATGACGAAACCAAACAGTCCTTCCTGGAACTGTATGACAAGGTGGATGCAGACTTCCAAATGCCCACCGAGGAAGTTGCTCCCGCAGCACCTTTCTGATATAATTGGGGAAGGTAAAAACTGCCTTCCCATTGTTATGCAAAATGACACTATTGAACTAAAAGATGGCATGACCCCTTGGGGTCACAGTGATTACGAATTTTTAATTCAGAACAACATGAGTGAAAACATTATTATTCCTAACTCTCCAGCAACTCCCTGGAAGTACAACGAAGAAGAAATTGTAAAAGAACTTCTTGAGTACATTCGCAATACTTACAATCAGCACTACTCTGCTGGTGACGATAAGATTCAGACACTTGATCTTATTGAAGCCTGTGGCGATGGTGAGGCATTCTGTCGCAGTAATATTCTCAAATACGCTTCACGATACGATAAGAAAGGTACTGCTCGTCGTGATATTATGAAGATCATGCACTATGCAGTTCTCCTTATGAACTTTAACGACAAAAACGCTCAACGAGAAACCTACCCTAACCGATGAAACTTCAAGAAAAAAACATGCAACTCTCTCAAAAGACTCTTTCTCTTCTTAAGAACTTCTCTGGTATCAACCAGTCCATTCTCTTCAAGGAAGGTAATAAACTCCGTACTATCAGCGTGATGAAGAACATCCTTGCAGAAGTGCAAGTTGATGAAGAGTTTGAACGTGACTTTGGTATCTACGATCTGAACCAGTTCCTGAATGCAATGTCTCTGTATCAGGATCCTCAACTGGATTTCAAGAACGATAGTTATGTGACTATCCGAGAAGGTAAGTCTCGCTCGAAGTACTTCTTCGCAGATCCTGCAGTGATCGTGACTCCTCCCGATAAGTCCATCACTCTTCCTTCTGAAGATGTTTGTTTCGAACTGAATACCCAACAGTTGGATAAACTTCTCAAGGCTGCTGCAGTTTATGGTGTCCCTGACCTTTCTGTTGTCGGTGAAGCTGGTGTAGTTAAACTGGTTGTCCGCGACAAGAAGAACGAGACCTCTAACGAGTATTCTCTGGTTGTCGGTGAAACCACTGGAACTTTCACTCTGAACTTCAAGGTTGAGAACATCAAGATCCTTCCTGGTTCTTATGAAGTGGTAATCTCTCGTAAACTTTTGTCTCGATTCCAGTCTGAAGACAAAAATCTGACCTATTATATTGCTCTAGAACCAGATTCAACTTACGATGAATGATCACAGTAACTAGAATGAGAATCTTAGGCAGCGTTGGCGTTATCGTTGCCTATTTTATTATTCTTCATGTCAATGTCTTATGGGGTGTTATTATCAATTTCACCGCAGATCTTATCTCAATTCCTTATTTTGCTAGAACTAAAGCATGGGATGTTGTTATAATGCTCTCATTCTTACTTGCTATTAGTATCAGCAAACTTCTATCATGAATCCGAATACTTTAAGAATTACTGGAAGTACTCTTCTTCTAACAGGATATTTTGTTCTTCTTTATGTTGATGTCTTATTGGGATGTTGGTTTAGATTATTAGGTGGATTGCTGATGCTTCCCTTTGCTATCAAAATCAAAGTTTGGGATGTAGTCGGTTTACAATCCTTTTTTGCGATGATAGATTTATCTAAAATTATACAACTTTCATTATGAGAAACTGGCAAGAAACATTTGAAAACCTGACAGAAGATCAGAAAGAAAAACTTTCAGTTCTTCGTGTGATGGAATGTACAAACGGTATCATTCAGTATGCATTTCGAGACAATGCAGAACATGCTTTGTCTGCAGAAGATACTAGACGAGCTATGAAGTTTAGTATGGGGTGCATTAAACGAATGGAAATTCCTCTAGGAGAGGAAGTCATTACTTTTGATGATGAACTCAAAGAAGTTTTTGGAGAGATCCGAGACTTGTATGTGAGTGGTGCAAAAAATGGCAATGACGAAGACTTTCAAGAGTTCATGAGAATCTCAATTATCATGTACAACGTTCTTGGAAAAGAACGTATCTTGAATGCACAAAAACTTTTGTCACAACACATTGTTGAAATTGCTCCAGACAAGTTAGAATGGGGTGTAGATTACATCATGCAGTTCATTAAATGAACATCTTTGTCACGGATCCCTTTCCTGCTGAAAGTGCCATCTGTCTTCCTGACAAACATATTGTCAAGATGCCTCTAGAGTGTTGTCAAATGCTCTCCATTGTTGCATCTGAAAAATGGGGTCATGGGTATGGAACCCTCCCCAAACTTGATGGCACACCATACAAAACTGAAAAAGGTGCATTCAGAAATCATCCCTGCACTCAATGGGCAAACCAAACGATCGACAATGCGTATTGGTTGATCAAGTGGGGATTGAACTTGTGTTCTGAATACTCTTTGCGTTATAATAAAACTCACTCTTGTGAAGGAACATTGACTCACGCCTATTACCTTTTCCCTAAAGGTAAGATTACCAATGTGACTCCCTTTGCTCGTGCAATGTATGATGAGTTTAAGTATGATGATTCCATTGATACTTTTACTGCATACAAGAGGTATATTGCCTCAAAACCTTGGGTAAAAGATAATTACCTTCGAATGCCAACCCGAAAACCTGAATGGGTTTAATATATTATGAACAACACTGACTTTCTGTGGGTCGAGAAGTATCGTCCCCGTAAAATTGAAGACTGCATCCTTCCAGAGTCTAATAAAAAGACTTTTACAGAGTTTCTAAATAAGAAAGAGATCCCCAATCTTCTTCTTGCAGGTCCAGCAGGTTGCGGTAAAACAACCGTTGCAAAGGCTTTGTGTGAAGAGTTGGGAGTGGATTATTACGTTATTAATGGATCCGATGAAGGACGATTTCTTGACACGGTACGAAACCAGGCAAAGAACTTTGCTTCGACCGTCTCACTTTCTGCAGCTGACGCAAAGCACAAAGTCATCATTATTGATGAGGCTGACAACACAACCCACGATGTTCAACTCCTCCTACGGGCGAATATTGAGACATTTTATAACAACTGTCGATTCATCTTCACCTGTAACTACAAGAACAAGATCATCGAACCTCTCCACTCCCGATGTGCAGTCGTCGAGTTTGGAATCAATGGAAAACAAAAACCTGCAATCGCAGCAAAGTTTTTCTCACGCATCCAAGAAATCTTGGATACAGAAGGTGTTGAATATGATAACAAGGTCCTGGTAGAACTTATCAACAAACACTTTCCTGATTGGCGTCGTGTTCTTAATGAGTGTCAACGATACTCTGCTGGTGGTAAGATTGACTCCGCAATCCTTGCTGAATTTTCTGATGTAAATACTAATGAACTTATCCGAAATCTTAAAGAGAAGGATTACCCTGCTGTCCGTAAGTGGGTCGTTAATAATCTGGATAATGATCCTGGTGTACTTCTTCGGCGTATTTACGATGCTCTTTACGGCGCCCTTGAAGGCCCTTCTATTGCTGCTGCCGTGCTCATTATTGCTAGGTATCAGTATCAAATCGCATTTGTTGCCGACCAGGAGATCAACCTCCTCGCGGCGTTAACTGAAATCATGGTGGAGTGTAACTTCAAATGAGAAATCCTTGGAAAAAAATACTTCAAAATGCCAAAGGTGGCCAAGCGTGGAATAAAATTCACCAAGAACATGGTGTCAATAGGAGAGTCAAAGATTTTTCTATCACCTGGCAAGATGTTGAAAGAGTTTTTAATGAACAGGATGGAAAGAGTAAGTGGTTGGGAATTCCTATCAATCCCGATGACGTGTTTAAAACCTACTATCCTCTTGCTCCTAGTTTAGATCGTTTGGATAATCAAAAAGATTATAGTCCAGACAACATCTGCATTAGTACTAGATTTGAAAACTATGGTTTTAATAAGTGTAATGAAGATGCAAAAAATGAGTGTATCACTAGAATTATGGAGAGTGTAAATGATTGATGTAAAACTAATTCGTATGATGACTGGTGAAGAAGTCATCACAGAACTCTTGGAAGAGAGTGAAGATAAAATCACTATTAAAAATGCTCTGGTTGTACTCCCTACCCAACAGGGTGGAGTTGGGTTTGCACCATGGGCTTCAGTGATTGATATGGAAAAACCAGAACTGGAAATTTCTAAAAAATTCGTTATCTACATTGCTCCTGTAAATGATCAGGTAACCAAAAAATATAATGAAATTTTTGGAAGTAAACTGGCTATTCCTGAAGAGAAGAAACTTATTCTCTGATGTTAAAAATTATACAGAATCCAAAGACAGATAAGTACAAAGAGTTCAAGGAAAAAGTGTTTTCCCATGGATTTCCTTGGACTTATGAGCATGATACTAATAGTGGGTTTGATGATTATCATCCTGGTTTTGGTGATATGCCATTCTATTCCCATCCAATAATTTCTAGACCTGTACCGCCACTGAGACCAATTTCTCTGCCGGTTAGTCAGGAATGGGAACTTGCTGTAGAAGTGTTTAATGAAATAATGATATTCAATAATATTGAATATAAAACAATTTACAGAATGAACATTAACTCTACATCATATCATGGTGAATTTCTTTCACCTCCTCATGTAGATCATCATTGGCCACATCAGAGTATTATAGTCTATTTGAATTCTTTTTCTGGTGGAAAGACACACGTATTTCATAAAAAATATCCCTTTCCAGAAGAAAAACTAACCCCTAATGCTTTAAAATTCTCGCATAAAGGCGAGGAGGATGATATAATTACATTTGATGGATTACATTATCATTGTATGGAAGGTCCGTCTTCTATAGGTGAAAGACGTGTTATTTTGGTTGCAACTTATTTGATATGAATTTAGAACTTGATGATGCAATTTACGCAGCAGACAAATTCATTGATTACTTCTCTAACATGGGACGTATCGATGAATATTTGCGTAATGTGAAACTTGATAGGATGAGTCAGATGCAAACTTCTCTTCTGGGTATGGGTCCAGAAGATGACATGTTTGATTCATTTGACATGCACCCCGAAGACATGGATATTAAAGTATATACTGCTGGTGTTAAGGGTGGATTTAGTAACGAATACTTTAGTGAGAGATTGCAGATTACTACATCTCATGCTATTGAAGACTCCATTCCTGGGAAGTCTCTGAAGTGGATTGTCAAAGAAATGAACACAAACAAGATCCTTGGATTCTGTCGTTTTGGTTCTCCTACAATCAACTCAAAACCTCGTAACGATTGGTTGGGTAATACTCCTGAACTGAGTCGGTTTAATCGTCATGCGATCATGGGATTTATTATTGTCCCCACTCAACCCTTTGGGTTCAATTACCTTGGCGGTAAACTTCTATCTCTTCTGTGTTGTTCTCACACTGCTCGTGAGACATTAAATAGTAAGTACAATGCAGACATCTGTCTCTTCGAGACTACCTCTCTTTACGGGTCTACAAAGTCTTCCTCTCAGTATGATGGACTCAAACCCTATATGAGGTATAAGGGACTCACTCAGAGTGATTTTACACCCCTTCTGCATGACGATATCTTTCAGGAGTTGAACAAATGGTTCATAGCACGGA